ACTAACAACAGTTGCAAAAACAGCTAGCCAAGCTCTTGGTATTAATATGCCAGATGCTCTAAGTCGTTTAAGTCGCGGTGTTACTAAGCTAGAACCAGAATTATTAGACGAACTAGGTATTTTTGTTAGAGTAGATGATGCTGTACAAAATTATGCACGTAGCATAGGTAAAACCGCGTCAGTATTAACTGACTTTGAACGTCGCCATGCATTTGCAATTGCAGCAATTGAACAAGGTGAAAAGAAATTTGGCAGTATTCAGTTAGATGCCAATCCATATAACAAGTTACTGGCTAGCGTTACTAACTTATCACAAAAGATTTTAGAAACGGTTAACACAGCAGTTGGGCCGTTAGTTGAATTATTATCGCAAAGCCCTAAAGCATTAGGCTTAGCAATTGCAGGTATTGCTGCAATTTTATTAAAGCAAGCAATTCCAGCACTTGGCATGTATCGCGAAAATGCTAGAATGATGGCGGAAGAAACTCGCCAGCGAGTTCTTAAAAGTGTACAAGATCAACAGGCGGCAGCTAATCAATTAGATACTATTGCTGCAATGCGTGCTGAAAAAGCTTTTCAAACAGAAAAATCTACACAAGAAAGAATTGCAAAGTTACAAAAAGGCAGATTTAGTCAAGACTTGCTTGGCAAGGATCTTCGCACCAGTTTAAAGAAAAGTGCTTTTGATATTACTCCAGAAGAAACAGCTGCACTAAAAGCTCGCTCACAAGCACTAATTGATAGTGATAACGCTACTCAGCAAAAACAAGGTGCAAAACTACAAGCACATCTTGCAAAGATGGATGCTTTACGGAACGAGAGTGTTGCTCGTGGAGACGCTGCCGCTGCTGCCAACGAAGCAAAAGATGCTAAGTGGTACAGCCATCAACAGCAGATGGCAAAAAACCTAGAAAAACTAAACAGAGACGCAACTAAGCGAGCAATGTTAGCGGGTGTAGCAGATACCGCCGCAGTACTAGGACCAGCCGCAGCTTTCAGACAGTTAAGCGAAGAGACTAAAAAACTAGATGCGGGCCCTGCAGCCAAAAGCTTTGTAGCATTACGTGGTAGTCTAACTATAGTTAGTAGCGCTGCTATGACTGCACTAAATGCTTTTGGTGGGTGGATAGCTATTTTTGGTATGATAGCCACAGTAGTATCCACAGTGGTAGGCTGGTTGTCAGAAACCAAGAAAGAGAGTGCGGCTACAGCACAAGCTTTCGACGCAGTTACCAGTTCTGTAGATAATGTTACTAGAACACTAGAAGCTTTAGCAAAGAAAAGCCCTCTAGAGCAAATTACTGTAGATGCTATTCAGGCGCGCGCTACTGCTTTTGGCGAATTAGCAGAAAATATTGCACTAGCAAATACACGTGCAGCAGCTGAAGTAGCCAAGATGGGTAAGACAGATAAGTTTGTTGATTGGGTATCAAAATTATGGAGTGGAGATGTTCAAAGTAAGCTAAATGAAGTAACTGCTGAAGGATTTGTATCTGCATTTACAGCTATGGAACGTGGCCCTGTCTCTGATAAGTTACGTGAGTCTTTCAAAGACTTACTAGGCATAGACTCAATAGATGCAAAAAGTCTAGAAGCAGCTCTAGAAAAGTTACCTGAAGATATTAGAAAAATACGTGTAGCAACACTAACAAAAGATCTAAAAGAAGCTGGATTAGCTGCACAAGTTACCGCAGCTAAAGGAAAAGAATTAACAGATACTTATTCAGAAGCCGCTAAGCAGCTACAGGATTTACGCAATAGTTTTCTACCTACTGATGCAGTCAGTAAATTAGGTATGACAATTATTAACGCAGCAGGAAAATTGGATTTAGCATTAAAAGATCCAGTACAAACATTGAATGCAATGAATGCAGCTGTAAAAGATAGTAATAGTTTAAGTCTATTTCCTCCTGAAACTGGAAATATGTTAATTGGTCTAAAAGGACAGTTAGAGGATTTGAGTAATAATTATGCTAGTGCCTCTAATGAACTAACAAAGACCGAAGATAAGATAGCGTCTTTAATTAAAAAACGTAGTGAGTTAGAAAAAGAAGCAGGTATTTGGGGACAAGAACGCGATCAAATAGAGCAAATTAATGCAGAACTTAAGACTCTTGCAGATACTAAAGAAGTTAAGACTAAGTTACTATACGAAGTGCGTGCAGAGACACAAGCACTTGGCAAACAGTTCGACACAGTACTAAAAGATCAGTTTGGTTATGGTGCTAAATTAATTTCTGATAAGCTAAGTGTGGAATGGGTTAAAGCAGGTAATACGATTGGTACTGCTATTGCAGGAATGCTTGGAGATACTGAGTCTGGTATTAAAATGCGTGCTAAGTACGAAACAGCCGCACTTGATGCTCAACGTGAACAAATAAAAACTCAATTACTACTAATAGAATCTAATGAGCGCCTATCTATTGCAATCGAACAAGATTCATTAGACAGACAAAGAATGGCAGTTGGACCAAATGCTGATGCAAGAGACCTACGTCCACTAGCTGATAAGCAAATAGCTCTGGATAGACGTCGCGGTGTTCTTGGAAGCAAAATAACGGCCGGAAGTACGGCTATACAAGCTCAACGTATCAAAGAGGGCGAGCTGGGTGCTCGTGAAAGTTTAGCGTATGTACAAGCAGCCGAAGCAGCTTTTGCATCTATGGCTAATATTAGTGCTCAAATGGGCGTAGTAGCTATAAGAACGGCTGTAGATACTGCAAAACTGAATCTAAAAACAGAACAAGAAAAGCTAGACAATGAAGCTAATAGACTAAAGCTAAGCAAAGATGGTTTAAGTAATATTGAAGCTATTGTTGATACTGAGTCTTCTTTACTACAAGCTCAAAAGCAGACCAATGATCAAGCACAGCTAAAGTATGATAATGATAAAAAATCCTACGAATTACGTGTACAGCTTGGTGCTTTAGAAATATTACTTGCAGAAACTAAAAAGAAAGATGAAAAAGCTCTTATTGCCGCCGATATTGAAAAAGCAAAAGCAAAAATCAAAGAGTTGGAAGATACTGGTAAGATTTCAAAAGCTAACCTAGATAACAAGCAAACTATTGAGAAAAGCGCACTAGTTTACACTCTACAAACCAAAGAGCAAGAAAAACTATATACCAGACTGCAAGAAACTCAGGCCTTAGAGTCTGATAGACTTAGTATGGCTGATTCTCAGCTAGAGAATTATAAACAACTTGGTGCAATCGGTGAGCAAGAGTATATTCGCGAAAAATTACTACTTGATAATGACAAGGCAAGACTAGATACACAGACTAGAATTGATCAAATCAGAAAAGGTGCTAATGATATTACCGCCGGAGCAGAACAAGTCATTAGCCAATCTCAAGAAGCTTTAAAAACAGCTACCCCAGAAAATCAAGCAATTTTAAATGAGAAAATTCGTGAACAACGTGCACTAATTGATGAAGCTAACAAAAGCGGAGATAAACAGGTAGCAAGCCTTATTTTACAGCTAGGCTTAAGAACGCAAATAAATACTGTAATGGCAACACAAGCCATAGCAATGCAAAAAGTAGCTGATGCTACTCAATCATTGGCAGCATTATTCGGAGAACTAGGTAATAAAATAGGTAATACTGTAGGTGAGCTAGTTAAGTACAGTATTGGTTCTGAAGCTATGGCTAAACGCCATGAAGATAGCTTAAAAGGAATGACTAAAGGTACGGCTGCATATAACGATAAAGCTGCTGAAAATGCCAAAGAACGCCAAAAGTTCGAAATTGATGGCGAAATGAAAGCTGCAGGAGTTGCAAAAGGTTTATTCAAAGAAAAGACAGCTGCATTCAAAGTATTAAATAACTTAGAAAAAATCAGAGCCGCACAGTCTATTGCACTAAGTATCAAAGAAGCCGCAATTAAATTAGGTTTAATTACCGAAGTACAGTTAGCAAGTTTTGCAGCCAGTGCTAAAGAATTGGCTATGAAAGCTAACACAGCACTAATATCTATTGGTATTGATATTCCTAAGATTTATGCGGCTACTATCGGCCAACTAGGTATCTTCGGACCCCCAGTTGCAGCAGCTATGATAGCCGCATTTGTTGGTAGTGCTTTTGGTAGTAAGGGCGGTGGTAGCTTTGTGCCCAATGCTGAACAGCGTCAAGAAACTCAAGGCACTGCCATGGGGTATAATGATAAAGGCGAAAAAGTTCAAGTACGTCGTGGTGTATTTGGAGATAGTGACGCAAAATCAGAATCAATTGCTAATAGTCTAGAAAGAATCCGTGAGACGTCTGTTGATGGTTTAAGTTACAATAACCAAATGGTAAAGCTATTGGAAAGTATTGACCGCGGAATTAACAAAACAGCAAAAAGTCTGTATTCTATTGAGGGATTACGTAGTGGCAGTATGTTTGGTACCCTACAAGGAACACAAAGCGGTGGCGGCTTGCTGGGTAGCGGAGTATTTGCTAGTAAAACAACGCGCACTATTAGTGATAGTGGTATACTTATCGAAGGTACTTTTGCTCAGCTTGCCAGCGACACTAACAAAGCAGTTATTGATTTCTTTGAGCAAGTAACTGTTTCAAAGAAATCTTGGTACGGCAAAACTAAAACCTGGGTTGAAACCACACGTAAGGAAATTGACGATTCTACCAGCGGATTCTTTAAAGAAATCTTTGGTAATGCTACCTTGCTGTTAAAAGAAGCAGGCACTAAAGCAAATATTGGTGCATCAACCATTGATTCAATTTTAGGCACGATGGACCTAAAAGACTATTTTATTAGTTTACGTGGATTAAAAGGTGAAGACTTTCAAAAAGAGCTAAGTTCTATTATTAGCAGCATATTAGATGATGCAAGTTCAGCTATTTTTAGTAGTTTTGAAAAATATGCTCAATTTGGCGAAGGTATGTTGGAAACTGTTAATCGTGTAATTGACAGTAACATAAAACTTGACCAAGCTCTAAAGAACATGGGTTCTAGGTTTGATGTAACAAAAAGCTATCAAACAGCTGTTAATACTGTAGATAGAAGTAGTGGTGATGTTGAGTACATAATCACTATGATTGGTGAAACAGCTTTTGATATTAGTGAAGCACTAGTAGAAAATGCAGGTAGTTTAGAAAGTTTCTTGACAGAAGCACAATTTTTCAGAGAAAACTTTTTAACGTCGGCAGAACAATTAGCTCCGATTACAACAGCTGTAAATGTTGAGCTAGTACGTTTATCAAATCTAGGATTTAAAGCAGCCGATGGCCTTGTAGATACTCGTGAAGAGTTCAAGTTACTGGTCCAGGGCTTAGACTTATCAACAGTAGCTGGCCGTGATGCCTTCCAGTCTTTAATGAATGTTCAAGAAGGCTTTGTAAAGATGATTGATGCTGCTGAAGAAGCGGCTCAAAAATTAAAGAGTGCACGCGAAGACTTATTTGCTCAAGTACTATCTCTTACAGGAACTCCTGCTGAGATATTGGCAGTAAGTAGAGCTAAACAACTAAGCGAAACAGCTAAAGAACTAGTACCACTACAAGAATATGTATATGCCTTAGAAGATATTAAATCAGCTGAACAGGCTCTTACAAAAGCTCGTGAAGCAGAATTAACCAAAGTTAAACAACAAAAAGCAGCAATAGAAACCACTATTAGTTCTCTTAAGAATTACATTGATTCGTTTAAGAAATTTAAAGATTCTTTATTACTTAATGCTGCATCGCCTCTTACTCCTACTGAAAAGTATGCAGAAGCCAAAAAGCAGTTTGATGCCATCTTAGCTACAGCTACTGGGGTAGCTTCTACACCAGAACAAGAGCGTGCAAAAAATGCAGCACTGGGTCAACTAGAGTCTTCAGCTACAGCATTCTTAGATGCAAGTAAGACTTATAATGCAAGTTCTTCAAAGTATATTGACGACTTTAACTTAGTACAAAGAGCACTAACTGAGAGCACATCTTCATTAGCTGAACAGCTAACTACTGAAGAGAGATCTTTAGCGGCATTAGATACTCAGATAACTTTATTAGAAGAGCAAATAGCCGCAACTAATACTTTAAACAATAGTATACTAACCGTAGCAGAAGCCCTTAGACAGTTAGATACAGCAAAAGCTAATTTACCTGGCCTAACTTCAGCAACTAGTGCCGCTACTGCTACTAATAACAACGTGTACACAAGTTCATTAGGTGGAGTTATTATCGGCAATCAACTGTATGGTAGTAAAGGTAATACTGGTATAGTTAGCGGTGCTAATGGTAGTACAGAGAATACTTTGAACTACATGAGAGCAGTTGAAAGAGGAGAAGCAACTGCTAAAGAATTGCGTAGAATATACGTAGATGATTGGGGTATTGACTCCGGTGGTATGGCACGTATAACTGGCATGAGTAAAGCAGACGTATTATCTTGGTTTAAGAGATGGGATCCTACTTTACCTGCTTTTGCTACTGGAACAGATTTTGTGCCTGAAGATATGATTGCACAAATTCACCAAGGCGAACGTATAATACCAGCAGCAGATAATGCTGAACTAATGGCAAATATTGGTGATAGAAATAGAACTAACGAAGTACTGGTTTCTGAAATTAAGAAATTAAATCAGAAAATAGACTCGCTAGAAAGAGCAGTTGCTCAAGGTGCTGTTATTAACGCAGAAGCTACAGATAGAAATACTGATGAAATTACTCGTACAGTTAAGGATAGTAGCACTACCGCTTCATATACTGAGGCAATACGTAAAAGAACTCAATTAGTATGAAAACAAAAGAAGAGATAATTAGTTGGTTAAAAACAGCCGACCATATTAGAACCGTACTAGTAGAAGTATCTAGTGTAGATATAGAAAGTGGCCAAACGGCCACTTTCTATTTATCTAATAGACCATTTATGTCTAGTTCTACAGATACGCCTAGTAATACTGCGTATGATCCTTGTTTAATAGGAGGTGTGAGCTTTTCCGAAAGTTTAAACCTAGACAATACTGTAAGCATTGGTTACGGTGACCTAGAAATTGATAATACAAGCGGCGATAAGGACTCGTGGATTAATTATATTTGGGTTAATAAATCTGTAAAAATATTTTTAGGTGATCCCAGATGGTCTAAAGATGAGTATAAACTAATCTTTTCTGGACTTATTTCAGACATTGCAAGTAGAGATAGATCTACATTAAACTTAGTGTTAGTAGATAAACTACAGAAACTAAATAACCCTATATCAGAAGCACTCCTATCTAGCATAGACTTAGATAGCGATACTCTTATACCTATTACTTTAGGAGAATGCTTTAATGTATCACCTATTGTTGTAAGTAGCAGCACTTTAACTTATCAAGTAAACAATGGTCCGATAGAGAATATTATTGAAGTACGTGACAATGGTGCGCCCGTTAATATCACTAAAAATTTAGCAGAAGGTAAGTTTACTCTTAATCAGGCCCCTTTTGGACAGATAACTGCCAGTGTTCAAGGTGCAAAAGACGGTACATTTTATTATAATACCGTACAAAATCTTATTAAACTAATAGTAAAAAAATACGGCCCGGTAAATACCAGACTAACAGATGCTGATATAGACTTAGCCACTTTTGATCTTTATAATCAAGCATACCCACACCAAGTAGGTGTGTATTGCACCAGTAGAGAAAATATTTTAGATATATGTAATCAGCTAGCTTCAAGCATAGGTGCACAAGTAGTTTTTAGTACCCTAGGGCTACTTAAACTAGTAAAGATATACCATTATAGCGGAATTAGTTACGATATATATCCAGAAGATATAGAATCAAAAAGCCTACAAATACAAGAAAAAGCTGTTGTACGCGGAGCTACAAAAATAGGTTATTGCAAGAACTGGACACCTCAGTCCAGCGGCTTAGCAGCAGGTATTAATCCTTCAAGTGTTATATTATTTAATACCGAATACCTATATAGTACCACTGTAGTTGAAGACACTGTATTAAAATATAATTTAACAGTAGAGCCAGAAGCAGAGCCAACATTGTTAATTACAAAAACTGGCGCAGAAGCAGAAGCTGCTTTAAGAAATGCTTTATTCAGTGTACCTAGAACAGTTTATACTGTTAGAGCGTACCAGAATTT